GGGGCTATTTCTAGCCCCTTGTTAAAATTAATTCATATCCATTCATGCTTTAAATCGTACCCGTCATCAAATAAAGACCTTGATAACGTATACACCAAATGAAATCCCATATCCATACCACAACCACCCACGCCGATAGAGTATGTTTTATCTTTATAAGACCATTCTAAATAATCGGCAATCCAATAGGAAAGGTTTATAGGTTTATTATCTTTAATAACGATAACTTGAATATGTCTGTACATGCCTGATTGAGATACATTTTTTAATATTGTGTATATAGTATCATTTGGCTGTATATATCTTTTTAACTTGCTCTCAAGCTCTAGTTTATTTTGTTTAATTTGTGCTTTCATTATTTCACCTCTTTATTAATTAAAATCTATATAAATATATCATTTATATATAAAATAAGTCAAGATAAATTAATAAATTATTTAGCTTGTAAATATATCATTTATATGTTAAGTTTATACGGATTTTAACATAAAACGAGGTAAACACAATGAAACACGATATTATAGGAGTCAATGGTAGTTATGCCGACCTGCACGGCGGTGTTGAAAAACACCAGGACGGCTCTTTTACCATGTATGCCACTATTCAAGACAATGTTTTATTTCATAAAAGGTATTTTGATTACACATTAGAGGAAGCAAGACCGTTATTTAAAGAAGCATTACAAAAAGAAACTAATCGTTATATTTTAGAGAGGTAAATATTATGAATAAAATTACATTAAAACAAGCTAGAAAGGCCTATGAAGGTTTAAATTATAATTGGGAACGTGATGAGGAAAGGCATTATTGTGAAACTTATGACGTTGATGATGCCTGTGACATTCCAACTCTTGAACTTAAAGAACATAATTATAAAGATTTAAGAGTATTGGGAGATTTTTTACATCAAGAACAATCTAATTATCATGAAAAAGTTAAAGAAATATTATGGGAATATATTTCTAAAAATGATGAAGAAGAAATTATGAAACGCATAGAGGAGTTAAACAATGACTAAAGAGTATAAACCATTTATAGACAACTACGGGGAATATAATGAAGATTGCTACGGTAGACCTACTGATACAGGTGATTTGGTATTAGTAGATGCTAAAAAATTAGATGAGCTAATTCTAGGCATTGGTGGATGTGAGTCAGATTTTTATGAAGATGCTGAAGGTTACAAGTCACCATGGAACGAGTTACCTGAAGGCAAATATTATATTTTAAGAGCTATTAACATTGAAACAAAAATAAATAAGGGAGAGTAAAAATGAAACGATATTTTTATGAAGTACAATTGGATAATAGAAGATACAAATTTTTATGGGCAAGTGATAAAAAAGATCTTTTTAAAATAGTATCAGAAGAATTTCCGGAAAGCACAATAACAGCGTATTGGAGGCAACAATGATATTTATGTTTATAATGGGTTTTTGCCTAGGGTTGATGATCGCCGGTATCGGCCTAATCATAATATTACATCATCAGGATATGAAGGATCTAGAAAACCGTACTGGTAGATATTCTGATTAATTAAATAAGATCTTGCAGGTTACCTCGAAAACGCCGATTTTAATTAATCGGCGTTTTTTTTACATTTTGCCGAAAAAAAGACTTCCTTATTTGCGATTTAAGGCACTTAAAAATATTTTCTAATAGTCTAATATCAGGTATTTTGATCAATAATATGGTTCAAAATATGATTGATGTTTTCCTCAAGATCTTTCTTGCTCGGATCACGGCTCATGGTTACTGACAAAACCTGCTTGATGGTGCGTGGCTCATGGATAGCTAGAAGTTGGAGCGTGGACTGCGTGGCATGGTAATTAAGAATAAATGAAATACCACCACTAACAAAATAATCATAATGCCAATTATATTGAAATTTAGATATGCCTTTATTATTAGCATTTGACGATTTTAACTCAAGCCAAAAAACGACACCTGCACAACAACAAAAAACATCTGGAATGCCATTAATAGTGCGACTTTCTAACCTAAAAACTAACCAATTTTTATATTTTTTTTGTATTTGGTTAATTGCTAACCACAATTTTTTTTCATTTATTGACATTTTTACATCATAACACAAAAAAAGCCCCAAAAATTGGGGCTAAAAGTAGGGCGTTTAGCCCTTTTTGAGGTAGGGCATATTGCCCCAATGAAAAACGATAATTTCAGTATCTTAAAAAAGCAGGATTTTTGCAAGGGTTTTATAATATAAACATATTTGACATATATCCTTTATATGTTAAGATTATAGTACATTAAATTATAAGAGGTGAAAACAATGAAAGATATAGTAACAAAAGACTTATCGGAATTTGGATATCGAGAGCAAGAACTTGCACAAGATATATTTATTGCATGGCGAAATAACGGACTACCCCAAGATTTTTATAATGATGGGGTTGAATTGTGGTTCAACAAAAATTCGGGTTATGTATTTCTTAGCAATTCGGATTATCAAGTAGCCATTGAAGAAGAAGGTAAACTTGTTTCTTTTTATACAACACCCTACGAGGGTAGAGAAGGCACACTTGAAGAATTATTGGAAGAATACGAGGATATGCACCCCGAAGATAAGAAGTTTATGGACGAATTAAAAAACAACTAAGCGAGGTAAATTATGACTGAAGATTTTAAACTAGTAAGAGAGTATCAAGGGTGGGAAGTTGAGTGTCTAAGCGATCTTGACATACCACAAGAATGGATAAATTTGTCATATCCAAATGATGAATACCCATCTTATCTTTTCAATGGCTTTCAAATATTTATAGCTGAAAAAGACAATGACATGAGAGGTGATTATAAAGATTTTCCTAGATTTTATTTAATTCATGCTATTTATTATGGGGAGGGATATGTTTATCGTCAATTTAACGATTTTAATGATGTTATTGATTATGTAAACAGTAATTATGGTGCATGGATACACAAAAATAGTTGAGGGAAATCATGAATAAATTAATTTTGTTTATAAAAATAAGTTTATTGTTATCAATTCCATTAATAATATGGATCGTAACATTAATTGTAGTTTTAAAAAATTATCAATAGGAGGTGCAATATGCCAAACTGGTGTGAAAATGATGGAACGATAAAACATAAGGACGTTAAAAAAATAAAAGCTCTTTACAAAGCGATACAGAAAAATAAGTTTTGTGAACATGTAAAACCTTTGCCAAATGGTGAATGGGATTATAACTGGTGTGTAGAAAATTGGGATACAAAATGGGAACTAGATTTTGTAGATTATGGAATAGACGGCAATACAATTCATTTTTCTGCCCTATCTGCATGGTCGCCACCAGATGGTGTTTATCACAAATTAATTGAACAAGGCTTTGAAATAGATGTTGATTATTTTGAAGGTGGTGTTGATTTTTGTGGAATTCTTACCAATGAAAAAGATTTATTTTTAGAAAATACATTTGAGAAGTATAAAACTGATCAGCTACCTATGTGGGCATTAAAAAGATGGGACTTTGACGAAATTTATGCTTTTTTAGATGAGGAAGATGAGGAGGTAGCACAATGAAATTTGAAGAAATAGTAATTAAATACGAGCCACATGGATGTGAATATACAATGGAAGATAATTGTCTGTTTACTAGACCTAGTTACGCAGATGGTAGACCTAGTGATGATGAATGGGGTGGGGTAGATTTAGACCATTGTATCGCTGAAGGTATCAATCATTACGAAGTTTATAAATGTTTTGGCAAAGAAAAATGGTATGTAGATTACCTTATTTCTTTCTTTCAAGACGAAATAAAGTTACTACGTGCAGAAATATCATAAACGAGGAGGTATATGATGATATTAATTAAGATAGAGGAAAGGCATGAGTTTGATGAGTGGTCTGAACATTTTACATACTATGAAAATTTTAATGTAGAAGATTACGATACAAAAAAAATTACTGCAAGAACCATACTAGAGGAATTTTTTGAAGAAGATGATGAAAGGGTTCAAACGTCATGGATAAAATCCATTAAGGAGTTATCTGAACCTGAATTAAAAATTTTAAAAAAGTTTAACATAGTTTATTAGGAGGTGAATGATGAGTATTTGTGAAAATGAATATGTCTGTGAATGGACAGAAGAAGGGGGTTACGACAACGAAACTAGAGTGCATTACTTTATAGATTTTATTGACGAAACATTTAATTTGGACATTGAGGACTTACGCAAAATAGCCAATTTAAAAGAAGATCAGTCAATAAGGATTTATGGAATGGCAGATTATTTTACAGTAACCAATAGGGGGACATGATGAAAAAAGAAAAACTATACATACAAGATAATTTACTAGGGTTTGAACATGAGGGGATTTTTATTACTGATCCCCTTACTTCGGAATGTCAAAGGTTTGAAGTCAACCCATTAGAATATTACAGAATAACACCAAATGAAGTAAATGAGATGTATAAATATAATGAACTAGGGAAAAAGGATTATAAAAAACCTGAAAAGGGAGTTGCAGAAATTATTCTTAGTTTAGAAAACTCCATGATAACAATGCGACATGGTGAGAACAATCAAGTTTTATTTGCTGGTAAAGCATACAAAGGCGACTGGGAAAAACTTATTAATTTTATTAGAAATAGGGAGGAGGTGAATGATGAGTAGAAGGGTGAAAGTAATTGGGCAAGACATTACAGGTATTGTCGTTGAAGATTATGGAAATAAGGTTGTAATTATTGATGATCACGCAGAAACTTATGACGACAGATTAGAATTTAAAGTATCAGAAGTAGAGGAAGTAGAGGAGGAAAATGATGACTAGAGAAGAAATGATAGATGATTTAGTGCGAATTAGACTTTATCATATGGCAGATGATAGTAGAGAAGAGTTATTGGAATGGATAGCAAAATCTATGTATGAAGAGTATGAAGATATTGACGAAAAGAGTTTAAAACATGAGTTAAATTGGCATAGTGAGGGTGAAAGATGAGTAATGAAATAAGTTGTTATAAAGTAGGAGATTTAAACGATATTTTGAGCTAATTGCTATTTATTTTTTATCAAGATAACATTGTAGTATGAAACAATCACTTGATAAAAATGGTAATTTGACAATATCCTTGTTTGACATACAAAACAAAGAAAGTGAGGATAAATTTATCTATTTTTACTTAGGTCTTAATAGAGATGTTAAAAAGATCATTGAAAATGCTTTTTATACAGCTTTTACACGCAAATTGCTTATAAAAGAGGAACTTGACATCATTCACAACCAAGAAAATGGTGTAACTCAGATAGAAGTTCATCCAAAAGATGTTTTAGCAAATATTGAAATAATTAAAAGAATAATAAGTGATGAACGATAAAACACCCTATCCACTTTATTTCGTCATATGGAAAGACCATACCGGCGATAGTTCCTGGAAAACTGTAGAGGAAATTAAAAAAGATAAACCTATATTAGCTTATACTGTTGGTTACCTTATACATAAGGATAAAGAAAGTATTAAAATTGCTAATACTTATACATCTGACAAGGGATATGGGGGTACAGATCTAATCCTGAAAAACTGTATTATTGAAATGTATGAGCTAGAAATACTAGATTAAGGTTCTTTTTTTACTTCTGAAACAATTATGGTATTAGCCCCTATTTTATTTTCAAGTTCTTGTAACCTTTGCTCTAACTGTTCTCTTGACATACCCTCTAATGTTGAATGTTGTATTTCTTTTTTGTCAACGTAAAGACCTGCTAGCTGACCTGATCGATATTCAGCATTGATTGACGCTGTAAATTGACCTTTATTTTCAGCACCATCTCGCAATCTCTCTAAAGTTTTATAACGTCTGAGCTTATCTTTTTCATATTTTTCGGCTTCTTTTGCCAACATATTTTCTAAAACCCTTGCTATGTGTGGGTTTTTCTTAATATCTAACATTTTACTTGCCATGACTCTGGCTGAGTTTTCGTTTTTACCATAACCAGCTTGTAAAGCTGCTTCAGTTTGTGTAATCATGCCCCAATTTTTTACCAATAAGGTTAAAAACTTCTTTTGTTTAGCAGTCAGGTCTTTTTCTGTGCGTAAAGCTACTGGTTTATGTGATCCCATAGACATAATTATTATAAAATTCTTGTTAAATAGCAAATTTTGTCCCAGTTTCTACTATGCACACCCTTAGAAATAAAAAAAATAATAAAAAAAATCTATTTTTTTAGTCGGTTTTTTGCTTTATTAAGCTATTTTTCCTAAAATCTAGGAATAATTCCTAAAATTTTCCTAGTTAAAAATACTTAAAACCTTATACCTGTAGTATTTTTCCTAATTTCCTAAAATATTTGTCTATTCTGCAAAGTGTTTTTAAAAAAAGTTTTTCTAAGCAGATGCATAGTGGAAAACAGCAAAATTTTACTATTTTTGGTAAATTTCTATGTCCTGTTGCCCCATGAGCCGTGCAATTTGCACATCTGTATCTCGAAAAACGCAAAAACGAGCAATAAGATCTAACAAATAGTCATTTTTTTTAAAATATTCACTGCCTTTTATCCTAAATGCACGATACAAGTAATGCAATTTACTCTCATTGACAAATTTACTCTCCTCACGAAACCCCAAAAGATACAACCCACTATTATGCATGACCAATGCCTGGATACGATTGTAAATATCGGTTGACCTGCCAATCTTTATCTCACCCTCAGTGGTCATCAAAAAATACACCATTCTTGGTAACCGGTGAATTTCAAATAGATCATCATATGATTTCTGGTTTTTAACGCAATCGTTATCAATCTCAATCGCCCTGATCCGAGCATCTTCTGTCGTCATAGCTGGAAAATAACCAAAAACCTTTGATTTATGAGTTTTGCCATGCCGGTAGTCATAAGCGAAGGAATGACTGCCTTTTTTCGAATAGTTGATCAATAAACAGCTCACCTGTTTATCACGCAAATAGAAACTTCTACGACCTGCCATATTAACTTTCCAATTGATGATAAAATCATCGCTTAAATCAACAGTTTTTTGTTCGGAGGGAGTTCGAGCAGTCTTTTTATGTGAATTGTCGTCCATAATCAATCACTTATATGCTTGGTTTAATTAACATTTTACCTTAAATAGTTGGACTTTGCTACCCCACTATGGTAAATTTGAGCTGTTTATAATTTATCATTGTAAATCCTAAAGATGAGTGAGGGGGCAAAGGAAGGGTTGCCCCTGAACTTAATATCCAATACATATATAGTTTTATATCTTATTTAGAATATAGCAAAAATACCTATAAAAGGTCTTGCATTTTTATGAATATTTAGTACCCTAAACTTACTTACAATATAAATGATATATTTAATTAGGAGAATATGATGAGTAATGAAATAAACGATCAATATTTAGAACACAAATACGAAGAGGGTTTAGACATGGGTATGTCTGAGGAAGAGGCGGCAAACTATGCACGAGAGTGCTTAGAGCAAGACTCTGCACCTCTTTATGATGACCATTCAGAAGCATAAGGAGTAATTATGAAAATACAAGGTAAGACCGAGATAAAAAGAGTTAAACTTGAAAAAGACACCACTAAATGGACTACAATGGCCATTCGAAAAGCAACTTCAGAGAAACTAAACCTAGTTGCCCATTATGAACACCGTACAGCAGGTGAAATGGTGGCAATCATGACTCGATTTTATCTAAATAAAATAGGTAAAGAACTAAAGATGGACGATAAAGAACTACATAAATTTTTAACCACTTATAAGAGGGACTAATACCATGATTGACGATCACGACATTGAAGATAACATTTTAGAAGATATAAGACAGAAAGTGTTAGACATTGGTGAGTATGCCATGGTGTGCCAAGAAATTATGGCATGGTACCAGGTTTATTTTAAAAAACATAAACAGCTTAATGGTCATCAACATGACTACATAAGATTAGAAACTGGTAAAGACGTAGGCATAGACATCAGAGAACTAACTAAAAAACACAATATAGTTTCGCAGAAAGTTAAAGATAGATACAATAATGGAGGTAATAATGGAAAAAAACTCAACTGATTTGATTAATTGGCATGAACTTAGTCGTTACAATGAACTCTCGCATGAAACGCAAGAGGCCTTACGCTTGTTGGTCAATACTTTGGCATCATATAAAGAGGACGATTATTTACAAGAGTCCTCACGCCAAGAACTAGATAAACTTAGAATTAAGATAACTTACTTTGAGGATACGCTATGAAAGATTATGAAGAAGAGTTGATAGAACAGACTTACGTTGAAGAGGACGATGAAGAGATCTTTAATGAAGAGTTGCTACAACAGTTAAAAGAAGAATTATATCCATTAACCGAGTTGGAAAAAGAACTTAATAAGAAATAAGCTTTTGTCAAGTCTTGTTCTTTAGACTGATTAATGCCTACAATAGTGTATGGCTAGTAAAAAATCAGTTTGGGAAGATATATTTGGCAAAGAGTCCAGCGTCTTTGTCACTGAGCTTGTTGATCCTGAAAGCCTGGACGGCATGGAAAGAATGCATATGCTTGATAGCATATTTAAAGATTACACCTTTTACCTTGACCAGAAAGCTGACTCCTATATCATACAACTGTATGAGGACACTTTATTACACTTAATAAAGATATATGGACACTGATGGCAGAACTTGTAGAGACAACCACTTATGAAATAGCCTCAGACGCTTTATTTCATAAACCACTATTACCAGAAGAGAGATTGTGGAGATCGGTTATTATCAATGCCTTAGAGGATACGCAAATAATTCACAGCGACCGCAAAAATTCCATCGCAAAACTTAAAGCCCACAATTGGATTATTGGCAACGGAGAGGACTTTCAAAACATTTG